TCATCAACACGAGGAATCTCAAACTCGGCATCTTTCAGATAGCCAAGCACCTTCTCGTTACGAAGCATATGGTCTTGCAGCCTCCTCACGTCGCTTTCTTCCTTTGAGGTTATAACGTCATAGCCCTCGTTGGCTTCGACTGCCTCTTTGAACTTCTTGGTCGCTCTCGACTGAACGTCAACAACAACCACCTCATCCATTTTGTGTGGCTCAAGAACGGAAAGGTGAAACAACTTCCCGATGAGCAAAGCCTTTGAGTTGTTGTCGCCTCCGTACTTGGTTACATAGTGGTAGGTCTTTGGAGATTGCAGTAGCATCTTAATAGAACTTGAGGACAGCGCAGCCGTCCCCAAGTACCCGTAGTAATGCTCATCTTCTTTGGCTAACTGCTCAAGGTGCCCTACCTCGTGGTAGATGCCGTCGAGCATCTTTATTTCCTTGTTACTGTAAAACATCGTAAAGCTCTTGACAGTTAAACCAATCGTTGAACAAGGTTTTCAAAGCCACCTCCTCCATAGGAGAGGTTATGCTATATTCCTTGCGAGTAAACCAGTCTTTGTAAATGTAGTAGAAGCGAGAATTATTGCCTCTGCCCTTCATAACGATTTCTTCAGAAGGACCTCCCCAAGAAAGAAGCCAAGTCCATTCATCATCGTCAGGATTGTACGTTAGTGATAGCCCGTAGTTGTCAAGGCCTTCGTGGTCTTGCGTAATCATCATTTCCTCGATGTCCTCCATACGGTTGTAAAAGTGTTCTCCGATAGTCATAATAGTTGGTTTTATAGAGTTTTTTCTTTTTTTAGAAATTCAAGTGCTTCTGCTTCCTGCTCATCAGCCATCAGCATTCCGTAGTTGTATGCGATTTTAAAAAGCTGCTCTTTTGATGTCGTTTTGAAAAAGAGTTCCCAATGGATTGATTTCATAGTTGGTTGTTTTTTAATTAGTTCCATAAGCAATTATAAAAAAAGTTCAGTTGTTAACAAAAAAGTTTACTCATTTATTTTGTTAGCGAGATACGTTGGCAAAAAGCCAACCGTCTTTACAATCCTTCTTCTATCACTAAAATGGGAGGTGGTGGGAAGCCCACCTTTCTCCTCCCATTTCGGCTCCGCTATTTTCTTTAGATTAAAAACATATATCCCCTCCGGAGTGCTATTGATATACATAGGCGTAGTTCCAAACTCCTCGCTGCGTTTCAGTAGCGCATCGTACTTGTCCTTCTCTATCAATAGTTCGTCATAGTGCTTGTTGCGACACTTCAGTTCTATATCCATCTTATGCTTCAAAGAATAGCAGTCAAACCTTGAGTACTGCTTCTCGCTTTTCTGCAAGTCGGGGACGTGGGTTATACGTAATATGTTAAACAGGTCTATCTCCCTCATAGGATTGATATAGACCTTTGAGGTCGTTTATATATTGCTTCCACTCTTTTGGCGCACAAGGGCACGGGATAGCAAACTTATGGCTGAACACCCTTGCGTGTATTCTTGCTAAAGGTTCTTGGTATTCCTCTTTGATTGCACGACCATCAAACTTTAAAAAGAATTGCTTGAGGGTTTCGTATTCCCCTGCTTCCAAGCAGGAGATTTGACTCTTGCGAGGGAACAGTTTGTTGAGCTTCTTCTTACGAGCATCACAACCACAATCGACTCCGGTGGTTTCACTAAACCAATCAACGGCAGCTTTGATGCCGGTGGCCTTGGTAATCTTTTCGATATCATCACCCAAGCCCTTGGACTTTTTAGGTCTACCCCTCTTTTTGGCCGGTGCGGTATTCTCGATACTTTTCTCCGTGCTTTTGTTGGATTTTTGTTCTGACATTCTTAATTGTATTAAATATTGAACTCTGACTTATTTTACTTCCTTCGCTTAACTCACGTATTGTTTCGTTGTCTCCGTAGTATATCTCAAATATCTTTTTGTCGTACCAATGCATATCCTCTATCGTTTCGGATATGTCAACAAGAAGCTCCTCAAGAAGATGCTTGTCGGAAGAATCGTCTTGTTCTTCCATCTCATAAAGCTCTTGAAAAGAAACCTTTACTCTCTTTTGGTCGTAGTATAAGTTTCTCAAAGTAACGTAAACGTAGAAAGTGTTTACGTCATCGTCTCCGTATTTTATCTGCTCGTAGGTTGTCTTGTTGTACAATTTTATGTACATCTCTTGGACAAGTTCCCGTGCCGGTTCTTCAGTCAAGCCAAAGGATAACGCCATACGCATCCAATCAGCATCTCGCTCGGCAAGTTTCTCAAGCAGTATCATTCAACGGTTTATTCATTCCGTTGAAATATACACTATAATTGAACACGTTCAAGAAGCTCCTCAACTTTTTTTTGCAACTCCTTGTTTTCCTTGCGTAATTGTTGTATGTCTATTTTGAGATACCCGTTCTCGAGTTGCGCATCTAATATGCGCTTCTCAATCTTTTCGATTGAGGTCATACAAAAGCTGATAGCTGAATACAAATTCTCGAGTTGTAGTAACACAATACGGTCTCCCTTGTTGTGTTCTATCATACTCCCTATCATAAGAAGCTGCTCCCGTAGAGCCATAGTAGCAAAACCATCCATTTAGCATTCCAACTCTTGTACTATTAGATATTCCAATTCGTCAAACACTTCTCCAAGTTCAAGCTCTTGAAGGTCGGAGTTGTAAATGCTTTCAACCTCCCACTCATCAGCGATATAAGGAATCCCTTCAAAGTAGTCAGCCGACTGGCCTTCGTGAAAGTTTACCTTTGCGTACCAATCGCAGCCTTGTATTTCAAAGTGGCGTAGATTCTTGGTCAGCAAAGCCTGTTTGAGCTTTTGCTCTGCAGCATAATCGTTGACAAGGTTATAGATTTCGTCAAAGACAATCTCTCCGTCGGGAGAGAAGTTGCTACCGTACATATTGCGGTAGTCGTTTAAATGTTTTAGTAGTTCCTTCATAGTTGGTTTATTTTATCAATGTTAAATAAATAATTCTTGTAAACCTAAAACAGGACGTAAGTCTTGGTTAGATATTGTCCAATTATCCGTTTTCATCTTGAATGTTGTTCCGTCGTCTCGAACCACCTTTTTCCCTTCAGGTGTGAAATAAGCGACTTTTTTGAACAAGTCGGTAGGTATGTACCCACAAACAGTTAAAACGCTTGTACGCTTGTTTAAACTGCAAAATAGATAGTAGTCGCAGTCGTAGTTCAACTGCGAAGCTATAAGATTGTTTACATAATGGGGTTTCGGGTCAACCATTCTGCCCATTGTCTTGACATCCCACCTCAACCCTTGGGCATCAACAATGTCAAAGCCACCGTCAAATCCTTCCGTAAACTCAACCGGTAATCCTAATTCTTTCTTGACTGCATACTCGCCAAGAAGCCCAACGTATTGTTGTTCTTGATTTCCGTCAGCGTTCCCTCGCTGACCGATATTATGTTCTTGAAGGTACTGCCATACCTTTACTTTTAGTCCCTTTGGTATTGTTAGTTGTATCATAGTTCTACAAAGTGTTTTAATACTTCTACTTCATCTCTTGATAGCTTACCCCTCATATGTACTTGAACGAGTACATCTACCAAAGCCTTATAAGCCTGTCGGTTTATCAGCATAAGTTCTGAACCGGCCTTATCCATTACATTCGTATTAACCTCAACCTTCTTTGATACTTGCGTATCAGCAAGGCGGTATTTATTAGTTGATTTTGTATCTCGTCGTCCCAACCAAACCTACTCGCTTGGATTGTCAAGTTCACTTGGTCGAGCATTAGCATCGTCAGATACTTCTCCACCTGCCTTATGTGCTTCTTCTTGCGTGTCATTTTTTACTTTTTTAATTGCCTGTTGCTTGAATATCCTGTCGGCTATTTTATTGCCGACTCTATCCATTGCCCTTCGCTGCCTTCGGTTAGGCTTGTGGTCATTATTCTTGCTCGATGCCATAATCATCTAAATCTCTTTGACATAATTCTACTATGTTCATCTCTCTTTGATGTTAAAGGTTTCGTAAGGTTATAGCCTTACTTTGTACAATCTTTTGTCAGGTTCGCGATTCGCGAATTAAGAATCTTGTCGCTTTAGCCATCTTACATACATCTTGGCTGCCCAAGCCTTTCTTTGTTTCTTGAAAGGGTATCTCTTTCTTAACCTCGCATTGGCTATGCGTAGGAATTGTTCCATTTGCCTCATAACAGGTTTTTTAATCTTAAACATTCATCATTGAGAACTACGTTTCTTTCATCAGCCCTTTTAAGGGCTTTTGAAGTGGCTTTTAACTTGTGGCGAAGAACCTCAAGCTCCGTTTCGTATTTGTCCTGTAAACGCTTTATTTTACGTTCATAGCTATCCTTGTACTGGCCGACCAAAGAGTCGTCGCCAACCGTTGCAACCCTTTTGCTTATAACTTCCTGCAAACCGGCATCATATTCTTCAGCACACTTTCCTACTTCTTGCGAGAAAAAGTGATAAAGGCGTATATATGTTTTATCGTGAATCGCATTCCACTTGTGGTTCTTTCTGCTATGGATAACGGTGGCGTGGTCTCTACCAATAATGCTCCCTATGGTTTTCATTGAAAGCATCGTGTTGTCCAAACAAGCCACGGCAAAAGCGTGGCGGTGGATTACATTGTAACGCTGCCTGTTGTTTTGTACGTTGTTCTCTTTACAAACCTTGTCCCAAAAGTCTTGAATCGATTGCCTTTGTTCTATAATAATCATAGTAGTCTATTGTGTATATCTTTTAGCCATTGCTTCTTGCTCGGCACGTCGCCATATTTAACGTGGCAAGGCCTACATACGGCCATTAGGTTTTCTATCGTATCTGCCTTTTTGTTGCCTCCCATACCTCGTGCCTCAATATGGTGGATATCTACGGCTTTGGAACCGCATACCTCGCAAGGTATGAAGTCCTCAAGGCCATAGTTGAAGTAATCAAGATATATCTTTGTGTGCTTCTTCACTTTTCTTTCTTTCGTGGTATACGAGGCTTTTCATTTCCTCAACAAAACATAGTGGCGTGTACCAATCGCATTGGCCAAGCCCACTCATACGGTTTTGAATGTAATCAAGTATTTCTTCTCTTGTTCTCATCTTGCAAGTAGTTTATCGTTAGCAGTAGCAATGCGGTGCTTGTCGCCTATATAGTAGTTCCAATACGCATCAACGGTGTCGGCAGACTTGTACTCGTCAGGCATACATTGTGGTGGCTGCTCAAAATTATTGATTGGAATGTTAGGCGGGAGGTCAGCAAGTACCTCCTCGCACTTCTCAATAGTCAAATGTTTACGGCCATATCTACGAGTGTATTCTCTACCAAGAGCCATCATATGCAAGTATACCCAATAATAGTGGTTAGCATCAGAACGAGTCCATACCGCTGACGGGTGGTTCTTGTGGGTAGATTTGTACGGCACGTTGTCGTTGCCGAGCTCACGGTGTGCAGTACATAGCAGTTGTGCCGATTCGAGAATCATTTTAACAACGTGCTTGTTGTACATAAGTCGGGCAGATTTGTCCGGACAAGAATTTAAATAGAAAATGTTCATAGTATAAATAGTTGGTTATATTCTCAATGTTAAAAAAAATAACCGGATTACAGGGTGAGTTGGTCATTTTTTTCTCGCATCTGCTTTACGAGGTCAACCCCTGCTATCTCGAAGCCTACGTTCCCAACCTTGCTTCGAAGCACAACAGGTTCTTGCATTGCCGTTGGTCGGCCACCGGTTTCCATCTCCTTGACCTTGCGAACGTGCAAGTGGCTATACATCCAATCCGTAGGGTGTTGCGAGTACCGGTGTATCACCATAAAATCTGAAGCCCTATTCACCCACTTACCGCCTCCTTCAGAATCAGCAGCCATTGGTGGGCTTGGAAAGCCTTCGTAATTTTGCCCTCGCTTGTTGGTTCTCCGTAACGCTTCCGTTACTGCGTGGGTGTTGAGCCATATGCTCACGTTGTTCTTTGAGCAGAACATACGCATCATACTTGCTGCAAGGTAGTCATAGTCGTGTCCGGTAAGGCCGGACAACGCATCCTTATCTTTTGCGAGAGAGTTGTACGGGTCTATCAAGAAGCCTTGGTACGGCCACTCGTCATAAACCTCTTGAGCACGTTCTAACAGGCTTTTGTAGGTAAGCAGTTCGGATATGTCCATAATCATAAAAAACTGCTGCAAGTACATTAGGCTTGTTTCAAACTTTGCCGGTGGTAGCTTCTCAAGCACCTCGCCATTATAATACTCAATGAGCTTTTTCATTATTGAATACGGCTCGTTCTCGCTTGAATATATGAGCCATTTAATGCCGTGCTTCAAAGAAAGCACAAGCATTAGGTAAATAGTCAAACTTGTTTTGCCCACATTTGCGTGGCCAAGTATGATATTAAAGTTCTTTGGTTTGAATCGAAGGAATTGGTCAATGGCTTCGTGACCAAACTTGTAACCTTCTTTTACACGGCCTTCTCGTACCGCTAATAAATCTTCGTGTAGTTTGCTAAAATCAATCGTGTTCTTCATCTTCGTTCCCTATGTCAAGTCTGCGAAGCATCATATCGTATTGCTCACGTAGTTCAGAGTATTCAATTTGCAGTCGGTAATAGTCAACCGCCAACTCTTTATACGCAAGGTCTTTACGCCACAATGCTTCTTGTAAATATCTTTCTAAATCTTCCATACCCAATTATAAAAAAAAAGGGTGGGTTGTTAGCCCACCCCTTGCGAGTATTTTTAATTTAAAAAGGCAGGTCATCTTCCTGCTCACGCACTTGAGCCGGTGCAGGTGTTGGTGCTTCCTGCTTTTCTTGTTGGTTTACCCAATCGTTGAAGATATCTGCTACTTGCAGAACTTGATTTGCTTTTAAGCCCATACCGGCTGCGTACTCTACGGCTGCTTTTAAGGCTACTTGACGGACAATTAGCTTGTCCTTTGAACCACCGCCTCCGGCTGAAGGCTTATACCCTCCACCGCCTCCGGTGTAGTTACTATTAGGGTTCACACGTTTGAACCTTGATTTCTCTACGTCATAAGTGTAGCTAAACTCCTCACCGGCCTTTGGCTCCCAAGTCTTTGTAAAGATTGAACCGGATTGGCCGTTGTCTAACGATAGTTTGTAAATGTTGAAATCGTTCCACTTGCTTTCAAACATTACGTCCTTGATAGTTGCTGTTTTCATATTTGTTGTTTTTAATATACAGGATTGATTGTTGTGCCGTTTTCACTAACAAGGGAATCGCCCTCCCAATGAATGGCGTAAAATAAAGGTGCGCCTTCGTCGTGCAAATCATCATACGACCATAGGGCTTCCTCAACGCAAAAGATATCACCAAAGTCGTTAAAAACATAGCCTCCGGTGTTGTACGGGTTAAGGTCTATCTTCTTGAGATGTTCTGCTGATAGAATCTTTATCATAGCTCGAAGTATTTAGATTCTACATAATTGGCTTCTTCACGGAAGCCTTGGTCAGTAAGCAAGTGCCATACGGCAAGTGCATCATTTTGACTAACCCAACTGTCGATTTGTTCCCTTGTGTAAATCATTTTTTGTGGATTTTAATAAATTGGTTGATTAAATCTTGACAGGCTTCGTTGGAAATATCCTTGTGAAGCTCATACTCACGGTAGATAAACTGACGAGTCATTGCGAGTTCCCTGCGTAGGGCTTCTATCTCCGCTTCGTAAATTTTAATTAGTTGCTCTTTCATTACCCTTGGAAGTTTTTAACGTTTTGCAAATTAGCGATTGCTTGTTGCAAACGCATCACATCCAAAAGGGCATCGCCTTTTTGTTTGTCGCTCATTGTTTCAGAGCAGGTGTCAATCTCGCTATTGACCATAGCGACTTGAAGTTTCTCGATAATTTTTGTTAGTTCCATATTACTTTAAGTTGGTTGAACAAAACAATGTTAAATAAAATGTTCGGATTAACAAAAAAAAAGATTATAAAAAAAGAAAGCCCGGTTATGAACCGGGCTATCCAACCAACTATCTACCTAAAGGGAACTAACGTAGATATATTTTAACTATTGAAGTATCTTTTGTAATCGTGCTATCAAACTCAAGTTTAATTTCTCCGATATGTTTAGGGGAATCGTTAGGAATAAATCCCAAGTCAACAAGGCTATCACACACAAACTTTGAAACCATAATACAATTATCGAGGTCGTAGCGATAATTGCAACGGATATTGACTTTCGCACTTGTGTAAGCAACAATATCATAACGGTTAAGTTCGCTTTCAATTTCTTTCTTCCATTTATCCTTTTGCTGCTTTCGGAAAGTCCAATGACGGCTGGAGTAAAAGGCGTTGAGAGAGGGAACTTTACCAACGGTAATCTCGATTTCATCAGTCCATTGCATCTAAAAGGCGTTCGCTTTTCTCAATATCATACTTACCAATGAGCTTGTAGATATGTCTGCTTATGCTTCGTATTGCTTCTTTTTCTTCGCTTGTCGCTGAAGAATCATTGAAGTTAGCGTGGATTGAGGTGTCAATCGCAAGAAGTGTGTCTACTATTCCCATTTTAGTTAGCTTTAATTAACCTTCTAAAGAAGGTTATTAAGCTAATTATAATTATTAGTATTATAACTAACTTAACTATATCAAAGTTAGACAACTTTTCTTGATAAACAATCTTTGGTACTAAAATTTCTTTGGATACCGTTATGGTATCCGGTGGGCAGGTAGTTTCTACCCAAATAGTATCGTGAAGGACATTTATAGACGTTTTAACGCCGTCTTGCTCCAAAACGAGGGCAGTGTCCCTGTTGATTTGAAACAAGCCTTTAGCGACCTTTATTTCGGTTATTACCGTTGTGTCGAGAATTACTGGCTGAACCTGTACAAGCTCCGGCTCTTTTGCAATCGCACGCTTTAGGTGCCACTGCGCACCACAAGACTGAACCATCAGGGCTGCGCCTATGAGCCACAAGCCTCGCATTCGTCAGGGTTTTCTAAATTACAGGTTGGTTGTTCTTGATTCGTTAGTTCCTCGATAAATTCGTTAAAGTCGTTTTCCATTGATAGAGTCTTTTGAGAAGAATAATGCAAATGCTACACCGAAGAATGCTCCGGCTTCAGTTAAACTTGCTTTGTCGTAAGCGACAAGCAACATACCACTTAAAAACAAAACTGCACCAACAACGGTGGTTTTCCAATTACTAAATACTCTTTCTATCATCCTCTTTTCAATATATCGATTTCACGTTGTAAGTAACGGTTTTCCGTTTCAAGCTCCGCAACCTTTTGAGTCAAACGCAAGATTTCTCCTTGAGCAGTTTCAAGACTGCTGCTCATCTCATTTACTCGCTTGAGCAGGTCATCACGGAACATAGTTTCAGGGCTTTCCTCACGCCGCTCCTTGCGCAACTCTCGTTCCGACTCACGCTTGTTCTTAATTACATTTTCGTAAAACTTAAATGCTGCTCCGCTACCAAGTATGGTAACTACCGCTATTATCAGTTCCTTGCTCTCCATTGCTTGGTTACTCGTACTTGGTTAATTACTGCTGCAAATGCTATTATAAGCCAACCAAATCGGGAAGGTGCCTCCCACAACAGGCCGGTCATCATATACTGCTCAACCGTTAGAAACGCTACAAGCGTTGCTATAACGGTGGAATAATACCTACACTTCAAATCACGCATTCCTACGCTATAAAACTGAAACAAACCACCGGCAATAGCCGTGAAAATAATGTGCCACTTAAAACCTATCTCTGCCCAAACGGCAGCCGGTAAAAGAAAAGTGTGCAATACGGCAATAAGCAATTCCAAGAACTCGCTATCGGCAAAGCCAATAATAGTCTTGAGGTTTTTCTTGATTAGTTTGTAGTTTACCATCTCTTGTATCTTGTTCTCCTACGGTGGTCTTTGTAGGCAATTAGAATCTCGCCACGATTGTTTGACTCTTTATAACTAACGTGTACCCAATCCGGATTTTCATTTGTTCCAAACTCCCAAATCAACTGGTCGAACTCGAGGTTCTCCTTAATAAAATAGAAAACATCAGCATTCGTAAACCCACCAAAAGTATCAGCATCAAGGTCAAGTGCTTGACCCTTGCTATGTTGTGAGCTTTCAGAACCACCTATTAAGTCGTTCAAAGCCTCGGAGCGGTAACCGGAGGACACC